CTCATAAACTTTAATCCAACACCTGTTCGTCTACCAAAGAATGTAGAGAATAGAGTATTCAATCTCATGTAGATAGGACTATCTTCAGTACCAGAGAACAATCCTTGAGACAATGTAGCACCAACTGGTCGTCTAACTTGAACGTCTAGTTGAGTTGCAATATTTACTTCTCCAGTTACATAGAATCCAGTAGGGTGAGTTGCTTTCTTAATAGAGTCTCGCCACTTACTAATTGATTCTGAAACTTTTATAACATATGAAAAATCTTGATAGTATAAACTATCTTGAATTTTTTTAGTTAATTCTGATAAATGACCATCTTCAGCAATATATTTTCCTGATGTTTGTATTCTTGTATTGATTGCTGTTGTTGCAGTAAGATTATTTGATTTAACTACAATCGCTGTTGTGCCGCCAGAAAAAGTAACTGTATCATCTTCTTCTAGTACACTTGTTGTTGCTGTGTATTTTAAAACAGGTGCTGTGAAGTCAACAACTGTTCCTGTTGCACCACTTACATTACTTGTAAATGTTTCATCTTCAGTTATTGCACCTGAAACTGTTTTAAGAATAGCATATTTAGGAAATGCAAGTGTTGGTGCTGATGTAAAATTAATACCATGTTCAATAATACTTAATGATGTTGCTTTTCCTATATCATCACCATAAGGTATAAGAGTAGTACTTGCACCATCAAAAGCAATATCTGATAGAAGTCTTCCACCTGATTCTAATTCTATTCTACTAAAAGGCGCTACTATACTTGATGTAGAATCTTCTAAAGAAATAAATCTATCACCAGAAACTGTTGCTGTAGGTAATGTAGTATATCCACCACCACTTGATATCATTCTAATATCTGTTATGTCTCCACTACCAGTAGAATTTTCTTGAACTATTTTATCACCAATATATAATCCATCATCTTGTGTTTCATCTTCTAATACAATATGGTCATCATCTTCCATGAAGTAAGGAATATTTGGTTGTGAGTCTTGATTTAAGATAAAGAAAGTATCTGATACTTGACTATCATCTTCTTCACTTAATAAATGTCCGACCTCATTCTCTAATTCAAATCTAATTTCGTTTTCAACTTCTTGCGAAGCAGAATCTAAAAGTTTACCACCTGCCCCACTATCAATAGCGTCCTCTAATAATATATCACCAGAACCTGAACCTGTAATTGTTCCTGTTTCTAATTCACAATGTACAGCAACGCTTCCTGTTTCTGGTGCAAAACCACCATTCACAACAGCAACTTTTGCTTCAGCTGTTCCTGAACTAAATGTTAATAAATCTCCTTCTTGATAACCTGTACCAGCCACATTGACAATAACCTCATCAACACCTGCACCAGTTATATCTTGAACTTGAATACGAGCACCTGCACCAGCACCACCTGATACTGTTGCCTCATCACCAACTGATACTGTTGCACCAGGGTTTGTGATTGTAGTTGATGATACTGCTTGACTTACTGAAAGTTTTATAATCTCGTTAGGGTCATTAAAATTAGCACCTTCAATTATTTCATCATTGACAAAAGTGCCAACAGTAGTTTCATCATTAATTTCAATCTCAATAATCTCGACAGCACCTTCTCTAAACTTGGTAACATTTTCAACGATTGCTGTTGCTTCGTTTATGCTATCATTAGCAGGACTATTTGCTTGTTTTATTTGTTGACCAATTAAAAATATTGGATTGTTAATTGACTGTGCTGCTGTTTGTGTACAACGAAGAAATGTATTTGTAGAAAACTTACCATCGGATACTCGCAACATATCTTCATTAGGTTTGTATACTTCTGAAGGTTCATTAAATAACATTCTGAAAAATGCTTTATGAGCCTTATCAGTTCCTTTTGCACGATATAAAGATTTAATGTTCTTAATTAATTTTCTTGTATTTAAACTAGAGTGTGTATCTTTTGGAATAGTTTTAAGAAACTCTTCCTTCATTTGAGATAAGAAATCTTCTATTGTATGGTCTGGGTCAGAATAGTTTAAAAGTTGTTGAATGTTCTCAACAGGATTTGCACGATATTTACCTACAATTGCTGTGGCACCAGACGTTGCACCAGTTACAGTTTCGCCTGTAATAAAAGCATTATTTGATGTAATAGTGTATCGTGAATTAGCAAAATCTTCAGCAAGAATAGTTGCTGTAGCACCTGATGTTGCACCAGTTATTATTTCACTTTTTTGTAATGTACCTGAAAAAGAAAGTTGTTCATCTACAAGTTTATCACCTGCATCTAAACTAAAAGCATTTGTTCTATCTAATAGGACAAAATTACTAGTTGCACCTTCGCCTTCTAAAAGTATATTGTCTACCGAAGTAAAAGATGATAATTGTATTTCTGCTGATTCTAGAAAAAGATAATAAGACTTTATAAACTCAGCAAATTTAGGATGCTCTTCAAGAACAAACTCTGGTAGTTGTCTCTTAACTAAGTTTGATAATTTTTTCTTATTTGTTTTTTTAAATGTTGCCATTGCTATCCATTACCATTAATATGATGAATAACTACTGGTTGTTGTATAAGAAGTTCCTGCCTGTGATGAACCACTTTCAACAGTATCAATATTACCAGTTACAGTTGAGTTAGAGATGTCTATTTCTAAAACTTGATTACGAACTGGAACAACATCATTAGAATCAGGAATAGCAAAAACTCTTATTCTTGTACTAGCAGCACCATCAATATTTGAAATACTTGTTATATTTGTTGATGTTAAAATTATTTCACCAGTTGTGTAATTAACAGTACCAAAACTTGTACTTGTATAAATTCTTGTTGTACCACTTAAATAGTAAACTCTAATATTACCTGCACCATCATCATCTAAAAAATGTTCGTTAGTTGAATCATCATTACTAATTTTAAAACCTGTTGATGATACAATACCACCACCTGTCGTGTTATGACCTGAGTGTGGATTATAAAATGCGTTGTTAAATGAAAGTGTATATTTTAGGGATTCATTTAAAGTTGGTGTAATAAACTTATATAATTTAACAGTTGTAATATTACTTAAAATAGATGTATCAGCATTATTAATATTTTCTAATAATTTTGAGTGTCTAAAAATACCAGTAAAGTCTTGTAAAGCGTCTTGATTGTAATTTGAAATTACTGTTAATACATTTGTTTGAAGTGTACTTACATCTTTTGTTGTTGCACCAGTATCATATTTAAAATTTGTGTTGAGTGTAAGATAAGTTATTTCTGGGTCAATAATTACTGGTCTTACAGAAGCAACAGCATATTGTTTAAGATTTGTAACAATACTTGCCTTTGTTGATTCTGTTAAGTTTGAACCTGATTTTGCTTTGATTGATATATAAACTTTACCATAATCTGGTATAGCTGCGTCCTCACCACCATACACTTGTACGGCTTGAGCATTTGCATATAAAGTTTTAACTAGAACTTTGTAATCGTCTGCTGTTACAGCACGGTCTTGAGCTGTATAATCTCTTGGTGCATTGTACTTAATAGATGTGATTGATTCAGGAAGAGAACCTCCCCCAGCATCACTAACAGTTGTTACAGTTGCATTAGAAAATCCACCAACTGAACCATTTAATGTAAATGTTGTGGCACCATTTGCCTCTGTTCTATTTGTATTGATATAATCTGTAATAATAATATTACCATCAGCAACTGCTTTTCCTAAAACACCATCGCCAAAAGTAACTTCGTATCTTCCATTCTCAACTTCTTGTAAAAAGAAAACTCTAGATGTTGAATCTAATCCTGTAATACCAGTTGCTAATGTATAAGTGTTTGTTGTAGAGTCTGAAGATGATTCTTGAACTTTAACGGTTAATGTATTTGTATCAACATTATCATTTGGTATAATAAATCGTTGGTCGATATCAGATGTGTTTACTGTGTATTTAAAATTTAAATATGTTCCTTCAAAAATATCTACATTACTAAACTTATAAACTCCATCAACAGGTGTAATACTTAAATCAGCATTATTTACAAAATTATAAGAAGTGCCATTAACAGTTGTTGAAAATTGCGTTCCTCTTACCATAGTAAGTGTAGAACCAACAGCATTATTAACTGTTACATCAATTACAGCTTTTGCAGATGTAGCACTTATTGGGGTGTAACCAACTGCTTTTGCTTTTGATACAACACTTGCTCTTAAATCAGCACTATCTAAAAACATTTCATTTGCTAACATATTAGCATTGAACCCAAGATAGTGTGTATTGTAAGCGAGCATATCTAAAAGAACTGCCATACCAGAACCTTCGAAGTCGTAATCTCTAAACTCGTCTTGTTGTGATAAAAAGTTTTTTAGATTTGCTTTGATTCCATCAAAATCTAATTCTGATATTTCTAATTTAGTTGCCATATTTTTATCTTAGTCTTTCTAAAAATGATTCCATTTCAACTCTTTCTGGAGTGTTTACTACAAAGAAAGATATTGAAGCTCTATATCCATTTCTTTCAATAAAGGGTTGTACATTTATTTGAACTAGTCTTGCTCTTGGTTCAAAATTACTTATTAATAAATCAATTTGTTTAGAAAGAGCATGAGTCATTTGTGGAGTGATATTTTCAAATAACATCGCTCTCAAATTAGAACCAATCTCAGGATGAAAAGGTCTCTCATAGTGGTTAGTATTAATTAAATTTCTAACACTTCTCTTTACCGACTCAACATCTGAAAGTTTTTGAATATCTTTTGTAGCAGAATTAATCGAAAAATCTAAATCTAAATCACGATAGATTTTAGCGCTTCTTTTACTTTCGTTACTTTGTGTTGCGTCATATCTTGACATTTATTAATCTCTCCTCTGTATATTTATACCGTTATCCAGCAAATACAT